GATTCCTACCGACAGGCGCTGACTGCTCTTGACCCCATAGAGCGTCGCCGGCTTGAGATGGGTGATTGGTGGTCAACCACCTTGGGAACTATGTTTGATAGGACAAACTTTACAATCATAGATTCCACAGAAGTGCCAAATGTCACATCAGCAGCACGGGCAGTCCGGTTTTGGGACCTCGCAGCCACCGAACCATCTCATTCAAACCCTAATCCAGACTGGACAGTAGGGACATTGATGATTTTTGATCAGGGAATTGCCTATGTTCTGGATGTCCGTAAAATACGGGCAAAAGGTGAAAAAGTAGAGGCTTTGATTGCCCAAACGGCAGCTGAAGACGGCCGAATGGTTGCTATCAGGATTGAGCAAGAACCAGGTTCAAGCGGAAAAGCCCTAATTGACCAATATGCGAGATATGTGCTCCCAGGGTATGATTTGTCTGGAATTAGAGCAACTGGCGACAAAGTGACCAGAGCAAGACCCTTCAGTGCTGCGGTAGCAAATGGCAATGTGCGAATTGTTCGGGCACCTTGGCTAACTGATTGGTTGGATGAAATGGCATCATTTCCTGAGGCTTGCGACCATGATGACCAAGTTGACTCCGCCGTGGGTGCGTTCACTCATTTGGCTGGTCTGGGGTTGCCTCAGCGCCGTCGCGCCAGTATCATCATGTGACAACTAATATTTTATTTATATATTGAAAGGTTTAAAATGACCTCTATTAACGACCTGTTTTCAGAATTAATGAAAACAATCATGGATGCGGAAGATCAACTAAACGACTTCCTCTCCCAGGATCCGTCCCCTGAAGAACTAGCTGACGCTGTAGTTGCTTTGCATTCTATGAAAAATGCATTTGGCGATGTCTATTCAACATTCTCAACACGGGCAATGACTACTCTCCAAAAAGCAAACATTGAAGAAATGGATGCTCATGGCGGAAGAATTGAAATTAAAACATCTTCCGATAGAAAGAAATGGGATCACGACAAACTGATTAACGAAGTTGGACGTCGCCTTATTCAATCATCAGTTGACATGAGTACTGGAGAAGTGGTACTGTCAACGGAAGACCTCTTAAAAAAGGTTTTGGACTACATACAACCGTCGTATTGGCGGGTTAAAGAACTATCAAAAATAGGTATAAACGCAGATAATTACTGTGAAGTAGGCGACTACAAAACAAGCATTATTGTTAGAAAGGCAAAATAAATGTTAACAAATACATATCAAAACCTCTACGAGCCATTCGCTCCTGAAGTAGAAAAATCCCTCAGTAAAGGTGGAGCAAGACTTACTTACATCCCAGTAAGTGAAGTTATTACTCGCCTCAATAAAGTTCTTGGACTTGACTCATGGTCGTTCAACATTTTGTCATGTTCTCGTGACGCAATTGATCCCGACTACATCGTTGCGCATGTTCGTCTTATGTGGCACACGGATGCAACTCGTCCAGATTCATGCATTGTCCGCGATGGATTCGGTGGTCAAAAGATTAAGCGCACAAAAGCCGGCGACATTGTTGACCTTGGTGACGAGATGAAGGGTGCTGTTTCTGATGCACTTAAAAAAGCCGCACAAACTCTTGGTGTTGGTCTTTACCTTGCTCGTAGCGAAGAAGCGTTAAGCGCCGAAGAACCACCAGAACCAGTAATTGATTCAGCCATTCTAGAACTATGGGACAACTTTGTTCAGGTATCAAAAGGTCTTGACGCTGCAGGAAAAACACAACTTGGAAGTTTCTGGAAAACATACGCTGGTTCTCGCCCGAAGCCAACAAAACAAACTGCAACAGCAAAAGATTTAGAAGAACTAATTGGTGAATGCCTGCGTATTTCTTTTAGTGGAGCGCCATCTACCGATGAGTGAGTTTATTCTTAAACCACCTCCGTATCTTTCCCCTTCTTCAATTTCAACATTTCAACAGTGTCCACTGAAGTATAAGTTTTCTAGAATTGATGGTCTTCAGGATCCACCAACAGAAGCAACTCTTCGTGGCAATTTTGTTCATAGTATTTTAGAAGATTTATACTCTTTGCCCAAAGATGAACGAACCCTGGATAGGGCAAAGTTGGTTGCTAAAGAATGGTGGGAGATGGAGTATGCCGAAAAGATTGCCCCCTATGTAAAGGGAGACGAGGCCGTACGACTCTTTAGATGGAGTTCGTGGTGGTGTGTTGAAAACCTGTTTGCAATGGAAGACCCAACAGCGCTTCATTTTGATGGAATTGAAACCGAACTTAACGACACCATTGACGGCGTTGCTATCAAAGGCTTCATTGACCGATGGAGAAATACTGATGACGGAATCATTGTTGGTGATTACAAAACCGGGAAAACACCATCCCCTAGATACCGTGATGATAAGTACTTTCAGCTTCTTCTCTACGCTTACGTGTTGGAAAAACAACTAAATCAAACCGTAAAAGAAATTGAACTACTCTTCATTAAAGACGCAGTTCTTCTCTCAAAAACAGTTACAGATGAAGATAGAGAAAATGTAAGAAGCACGGTAGTGCACATCCGTAAAGAAATTGACTTACGGTGTGTCTCTGGTGAATTTGAACCAATCAAACACAGATTATGTGATTGGTGTAGCTATAAAAAAATATGTCCAGAATGGAATAAATAATGAACGATGATTCCTTTGCAAGGTTAGTAGCAGAAGAAATCAAAAATAAAGTATCAGACCAACAGCGCGAGTATCTCAAACTGCCAGAAAACTGGGGAAGATGGCAGCGTGCTGTAAGTATTTTATTGAAAAATCTAGACAATCAAGTTGAAGAAATTATAAAAGGCGAACAGCAGGATGTGGCTACATATCAGGCGCTCGGTAGTGAAGGTATAACCCTTATAGCTGAGGTTGTTTCGGATTCGGCAGAGCGTAGAAAAAAGATTGACCGATTTCGGTTTCATGTTGCTCATCGCCTTGATGAGATAACACGCATGATTGCTATGTCCACCGATCAGGTTGAAGAACGAATGAAAACTGTTGAGTTTTTACGTCGTGCAATCAAGTCACATAAAGACCTTATGTACGAATACGACCTTGAAGAAACTGCTATTGATACCGCATTGTGGGCAACGCTTGACGGGTATTGGACATTTGACGATATTGACGAACACAGTATTTTGGGATAAAAATGGCAGAATCAGTAAACTCTACAAATACACCGATTGGAACTCTTATTTTGAGATATCTAAAAATGAAAAATACCACCGGTGCAAGCACTTCCCAAATACTTGGAATGTTCCCTCACCGATTTTCTAAACCTTCACGGGTGAACGAAAGATTGAGCGATCTTCACTCCAAAGGTTATATTAAAAAGAAAAATTCTATGTGTTGGACAATCACACCCACGGGAATAAATTTTTTGCAGCGCTATGCTAAAAAGTCTGCATTGCAGGGATCGGATTAATATGTACGGACTTGTATATATTATTTTGTTTTGTTCAATGTTTTTTCTTGGAGTTTTAGTGGGGAGTTCAAAATGGAAAGACTAACAATGCAGGAAAAACTTCTAGAAGAACTTAATCAAAAACTGTTGAACATCGAGCAGTTTGCCGAGTCAACAAGCAACAAAGACTTGAAAGAACTATTCTCTTCTGTTATTGATTTAACTGACGAGTATGTTGGTTTCATAGACAAAATAAACAAACTTGAATCGCTGGTAAGTGCAAAAGATGCAGAAGTTCAGCGCCTCTCTCAGATAGCAAAGTACTAAATAAATGCCAAGACAGAGAATGTTTCTAGACATGAGTTGTGTTGATGCCGCGCGTCAACGAATACGACACATATATGACACATTTGATACTGTCTGTGTTCAGTTTTCTGGGGGAAAAGATTCACTAGCTGTTCTTTATCTTGCCAAAGAGGTCCACGAAGAACGCAATCTCGGTCCAGTAAAAGTTATCTTTAGAGATGAAGAAATGGTCAGCCCTAAGGTTGTTGAGTTCGTAGAAAAAGTACGAGACTATGACTGGATTGACATGGAGTGGTACTGCCTTCCGGCTGGTCAAGAAATTTGGATTCTGGGTCGCCGTGAATACTGCTTACTATGGTCGCAGGCTCGGGCAGATAGGGGTCTTTTGGTTAGGGATATCCCTAAAGGTGCAATTACCGCTAAACACTTTGGTATTGATCCTTATTTTCCAGCGCCAGAAGGTCACGACTACTACACGATGCAAGGAAAAATGGGGAGAACCGCATTTCTGAACGGCGTCCGTGCAAACGAGTCAATGATTAGATACAGATCGTGTGTTCAGAAACTCCACGAAAACTACATCGTTGCGCCTTTTAAAGTAAAGAAGTCAATACCTCTAAGGCTTGCAAAAGTAATTTACGACTGGACAACTGATGATGTCTTGAAATTCATCACTGAAGAACATGGTGCTGAATACTGTGAGTATTACGACCTTGCTTCACTTACAGGTAGCAACACAAGAATTGGCATACCTTTGCACTCAGTAGCAATCCGAAGAATTGGCGATGTTGTTTCAACCGAACCAGAGTTTTATGACAAGCTTTTTGATTGCTTCCCACAAATTGATGCACAGCGTCGGTGGTGGCCTGAGTTCAATATTGAAAAACTTATTGCCTCTTACGCTAAAAATGGTTATGACGGGGTTCGTGATTGTATTGAGCAGAACATGCTTACTCCTGGAATAAAAAATGCCGCATACAAGTTCGCTGGAGAATTTAGAAAAAAGCAAGCCAATGATCCTTTTGGATTCCCAACAGATCACCTGCTTCGTATTTTGTTGCTTAATGATTTTCAAGCAAACTCTCCATCGCCTGTTGGTCCAGGGACAAGAGCACACACGATGAGAATGATTGCTAATGAACAAATGGAAGAGAATTTATGAAAATTGTATTTATGCCCAACTCTGCTTTAAAGCCAGCTGATTGGCGAACAACCTATTTGTTAAAACCGGATTTTAATTTATTACGTGAATCAATGATGGATTATGGATGGGCGCAACCAGTTCTCGTTCAGGAGAAAACTTCTACAATCATTGATGGTTTTCATAGGTGGGCAATAGCTCAAGAAGATAAGTTTATTAAGGTTCACGGGGATCAGGTTCCTGTTTATCTTAAAGACATTGATGATATTGATTCAATGATTATGCATATAAGACTCAACAGAGCAAGAGGTTCAATTCTTGCTAAAAAAATGTCAGACATAATTATTGATATTTGTGTAACTGGCAAATATGACACAGAAGAATTGTTGACACTTTTAGGTCTTACGGACGATGAACTTGATTTAATGCTTGCGCCCAATCTGATTAAACATCGCAAGGTTCCTGAACATAAGTATTCACGAGCTTGGATTCCTATTGAGGCACCTAAGGTAGATGAAAAAAATGTACCTAAATTTGAACGACCACCGAATTTAGATAGATAAATACTTTACAGTCATTTTATGGTATTGTTGAGGCAAGTCCGATTGGAGGATTTTATGCCCAACTCCACAATGACACGCGATATTGAGCTGTTTACACGCCCAGGCGGTGGAAGAGAACAAAGAATAATTGAACGCCCTCTGTACATCAACGGACGGCGTGTTCCCGGAAACGCAGAAGCCTACAATCGTACCCCAGGCACCGCCCCAGGCTTAGTTGCCGCAAGACGAGCAGGTGAAGTTGGGGGAAGACGAGGCCGTGGTGCCGCTGCAGGAGCAAGGGCTGCTGGCAGAGCAGTAAGAAGATAAACCTTCTCGGTTTATTTCCCCTCTTATTAAGGTAATTCATCATGCTTGTAAGCGTTTCACAATTAGCAACATACATGGATATTCGGTTCAGCAACAGGCAGGAAACTGCCGCCGAATATGTCCTTGAAGGTTTGCAAAGCGAACTTGAGTCCTACTTGCGTCGTCCCATAGAGCTAACGGATTTTGAAGAGACTTATGTTCTTGAATCAAACTTTGTTGGTGTACCAATGTCGTCGTTTTTCACAAATGAAACCTCTGTATCAGATGACTCTATTGGGATGGTCACATACGCTCAACCTCCCCAGACTATCTATATTCGCAATTCTCCAATTGTTTCAGTACAAAAAGTGACTGTTTCTAATCTAAATGAAACTGGTCGTGTTCTTGGCGAAGCAGTAATAAGAAATGCAAACATTACTTCGGTAACTGTTGCTGGAACAACCGTCACCTATACGGCTTCCAACCACGGTTTTACTGTTGGGCAAAAAATTAAAGTGAGCGGTTTGAGTACTTCTGCTTTAAACCTTTCCTCTAATGTTATTTCTTCTGTGACTACTACCACTTTCACGGTGACACAGAGTGGTCTTACTGCGGGAACTTTTGCTCAAACTGGAAAGGTGGTTGCGTTGGGTAACGATTACACCGTGAGAAGGTTTGGAATTGATTGTTATCGTGGTTTTGCCAACGACATCATCACTATCTCCTACAAAGCGGGTTTAGTGGGGGACGGAATAAAAGTTTTCCAATTAATGATACTAAGAGCAGCTTCTAGAGAAATGCAGAACATGCATGACGATGTGGTTGGTATCAAAGATTTGAGTCCTCGTGAAGTTGCGCTTCAGGAAACTGGGTTTTTGGAAAAAGAACTTGCTGCCGTTAAAAGATGGCGAAGAACTAGGGTCGCATAAATGAGTCTTAGCATGAATATTTCTTGCAATGCGGATAACGCTATTAGGCGCATGGATCAAATGATTCGCAGATCTCAAGACTTTCGTCCAGTATTTGCTTGGGCAAAAGGTTACCTAAAAAGAGCAAACGCCTTAAACTTCACCACTTCGGGCCTCATGGTTGGCGGATGGGATCCCCTAGATGCTCGCTATGCCGCATGGAAGGGTATTCGTTACCCTGGAAAACCAATACTTCAGCAGTCGGGGGCGCTTTTTAAGAGTCTTTCCGATCTGAATGGTCCAGAGAACTATATGGGCTTCAAGAGGGCAGAGTTTGGAACATCGGTTGAGTACGCAAAGTTTCATCAATATGGAACATCTAAAATGGCTAAGCGCCAAATAGTTTTTGAACCACCGCTTTTTGCAAAAATGCTAGGAATGAAAGCACGCGAACACGTCGTGGGAAATGATATTTCATAATGACTGATTATTTAATGCAGGGACCACAATTCGCCAAGCAGTATGTCAGCGACTATCTCCAAGCCGATATTCCAAACAGAATGATCCGATACAGAAATGGTTGGGATTTGGATGACGAAACTCTCCCCGATCCACTTCTTTATCTTTCCTACGAACCTATAGCCCTTGATCATTGGCCAACCTTGATTACGGTTGCAATTTCAACTAACAGGTTTGATCAATCAAGTTTTACATATACGGGGGATGCTGTTTATCGTGTCACGTATTCTATGCGTACCTATATCTGGACTAGAAGTGACAGTTCTGAAGAAGTCACATTAATGAGAGACAGACTCACTACAGTAGTTCGCTCCGCTCTTCTTGATGTTCCCTCGCTGCAGACTTTAAATGACGCAAACGGAGACTATGAAGCATATATTGATTCGTCTAGTATTACTGAGGAATTTTCTGATTTAACTATGTTAAAAGGCGATCGAGTTCTTGCAGGTGCTTATATAGGGTATGATTTAGTA